CGCGCGAGTTCGGAAAGTTCGTGATCGTGGGCGGAGAGGTAGTCGTTACTCATCGGGGAAGGCCTTTCGATTTGAGGAGAACCGCTACGCTGGAGGCGGCGGTTATGAGGGCGAGGATTCGGACGACGGTCATTCGGTCGCCTCCTCGAGGACGGCGCGGGCCGCTTTGAGTCCGGCGGCGTGATCGGCCGGAGGGCTCTTGAGCGGGTTGCCTGGTCGTTTCCCTGTCGGTTCGGGGGTTGTGGCGGTGAGGTGTTCGGCGACGTTCTCGCATGCTTCGAGCCGGTGGGCGTCGACGTTGTCGGGATCGTCGGGCAGTACCAGGGACCACGCTTTACGCGCGGCGTTCTGGTCACCATGAGCGGCCGCGAGGACTCGCCCTTTCGCTTCAGGTTTCGGAACCCCTACGGTCGGGCGTCTCGCTTCGACCTCTTCGCTCGAGGCAATCGAACGATTCACGGCGATACCGGCGAGACCTAACGCGCGACCGACGGCCGAGGTTTCCGCATTCATTGCTTCGGAGTCACGGGTGTACGGCGTTTTGCCCGGGTACGGTTCCCAGGCGCACGCGACACAAGGCCGAGGGTCGTCCTGGTCTCGCCAGACAAACGCGCGTGACTCGAGGAAAGTTCGTTCTCCGATCGTGATGACACGGGGCGGGTCTGTGTGGATACGTCCGCCGGGGTTGTCGGCGTAAAACCGGATGATGCGCTCGGCCACGGGGACGTACTTGTCGAGGGAGAAGTCAGAACCCAACGGGCACCCCCATAAGCCATTCGATCGTTCCGCCCAGGAGGAAACAGAGGACGAGGATCACGACTACTTCGACGGTGGTCATTGGTCGGCCTCCTCGAGGTTTGTGAGTTGCCGGTGTCCGGTGTCGGTGAGGCGCCAGGTGAGGGCGGGGGAGCCGGTGTCGGTGATTCCACGGCCAGCGCGTTCCACTAGGCCGGCGGTGACGAGTTCGCCGCGACGTTTCGCCGCTGACCCTCGGAGGAGTCCGGTGTAATGGGAGAGTTGGCAGTCGGTCGCCGAACCTAAGACGGCGAGGGTTTCGAGGATTGCGCGTCGGCCTGAGGAACGTCCGACCGGGTTAGCGGTAGCGGCCTCTTGTGAGGTTGACGGGTCTGAGGTTCGGGCGCCTGGAGTGTCGACGAACGTGAAGAGGTCGAGCTGGTCGGTCATGGCGTGACCTCTCTTCTCGAGGCTTCGAGCCATGCGGCCCAGACGGTGACGGCGTAGAGGGCTCCTGATACGTCTTCTCGTTCAATGGCGGCGCGAAGGTCGCGGGCTGAAGAGAGGGCGTGCGCGTATGCGGTCGCTGGAGCAATGCGCGACCTGAGGGCCGCGTCCACTACCGCTCGATGTAGTCGTCGATCGAAAGAAACGAACCCAACCGGTCCCCGTAAAGGTCGAGGATTTTCCGGAGGGTGGTGATGCGAGGGTCGGACTTGCCGTTCTCGATTCGCTGGAGGGTGTTTCGACCGATTCCAGCGAACGCGGCGGCGTGTTCCATTGAGAGTTCGGCGTCGATCCTGGTCTGCCTGAGGGCGCGGAGGTTTACCGAGCCTCGTAGGACTGCGTGACAGCCTGGGAAGTATTCGTCGAGCGGTGATACGCCTGACACGTTCTCCCCGGATCGTTCTAAGCGTTGCCGCGTCGACGATACGAGTTTCTCGTGTGGGCGGCCATTCTTGGCTTGTGTTGCCATTGGTTAGCCTTTCGGGAAGGGACCGGGCGACGGATGCCGACCGGGCCGGTTTCCTTTGGGCCCTTAGGGTTCTCTCGACTTTACATAACGAGGAGAGTAGGCCGCCCCCCATAATAGGGACGTGACTAAGGGCTTCGAGTGACCGGCGGAGTGTTGCTCCCGAATTACTACCACATCGCGACCGTCTTGCGGGGGATTGTTTGAAACCCCCGGAACTAGGGGAGCGTTACGGGGCTCTCCGTTGTCGGGGTTGAGACGCGCGAGGGCATGACGGCGCCTCCGATTGCTCCGGCGGCGGTGCCGGCGATCGCCCAGAGAGCGGAGGCGTCCGATCCTCCCGAGGTGACAATCGATCCGGAGACCAGGGCGGCGACGGCGATCAGTGCGAGGGCGATGGTTGCGGGGAGTGTCTTCACGGTTTCTCTTTGTGGTCGTCGAGGTGTGCCTCGAGGGTGTGGGTGATGGTGCGGAGCTGCTTTGTGTGTCGTTTCAGGATGGCGGCGTTTTGTTTGTGTTCGGCGGCGGTGAGGTGGCGGGTTTTTAGTGCTTGCCACACGACCGCGAACGTCGACGCGCAAGCCATTACGAGGAGGTCGGCGGCGACTCCTTCGACCATGAGGTTACTTCGTCCGAGGGATCGCGTCGACGAAGGCCTGGTCCGCCACCCATACGTTCAGGCCTTCGACGATGATCGTCTGCGCTCCTGGCGGGGTGATGATGTGGCCCCCACCTACGGCGACGGCGTAGGCGACGTTGGGGAGTTGACCGGCGGGAATGTGCCATTTCCAGCCGAGGCCGGCGTCGGCGAGGTAGACCTCTCCGGCTTTGTTTCCTCTGATTAGGTAGCGGTTCATTTCATCCTCGATAGTGGGTAGGGGTTGGGGGATGTTGGCGGCGATTGCTTTGACCAGGAGTAGGTCGAGGTCGGGCCGTTCGGGGTGGATGCTCCAGGCGTCGGTTCGGTCCCAGGGCTGTACGTCTCCGTGACAGAACAGGCCGGGACGTTTGAGGGCGTCGGTTCCGATCCATGCGAGGGCGTCGGGGATGTTGACTCCGACGAGAGTCCAGAGCTCGAAGATTGCGCGTCCGGCGCGGCCGATCATGGCGAGCGTGTTCGGATCGTTGGGGGACAGGTCCCTCGAGCGTCCGGTGAGGCAGATTGACCAGGTGCGCGAGTTGTATCCGGCGGCGGCGACGCTGTAGGTCGTGTAGAGCGGCGGGACCATGTCGATCGTTGTCTCGGAGTCGACTATTACGGCGTAGGAACCGGGGTCGGATCTACGCGCGATAAACTGAGCGAGACCGAGCGCGGTCCCTGGGCCGGTAGATCCTTCGGACGTGTGGACCGAAACCGCCCACGTCGGCGTGTTCGCCCTCGAGGGGTAGAACTGCGGCGACGCGGGCGGATGGTCGAGGAGGTAGAAGCTCACGACGTGGGGGCGGTCGAGGTTGTCGGGCCTATGTCCTCAACGGAGAACACGACGGGCGTGGTCGGGCTAGCGAGTGTTCGGAACTGTTTCGCTGCGACGTTGACATACCCTTGGATTTTGAAGGTGACTGGGAATGAGGTTGCGTAGTAGACGTAGGCGGTCAGGTTGACGGTTGCCTGGTCGACGGCGGTTGCGAGAGAGGTATTCGCCTGCCCCAATATGCTGAACCCGTCGAAGACGCGCACGGAACCGATGACCGGCGAGCCTGAAGGGCTGTCGAAGATTCCCGAGAAGTTGAGCCGGCAGCGGCGGTTTGCTGTGTAGTTGAAAGTCAGGGAGGAGGAGGTCATGTCGACCACGTTGGTCGACGAGAATGTCTGCGAAGTCGTGATCGAGGCCGGGGCGACCATCGATCCCCAAGGTTGATTCCATGGGCGGGCCCATCCGGTCGTCGCTCCGTAATAGACCTCCAGGGCTCCGGAGTCAGTCAGGAATGAGACCAGGCCGCGGGTTGGTGCGGTGATTGCTGCGGATCGGGCGCTCGAGTTTGTGAAGACCTGGACTGTCTGGTCTCGGACGTAACTATTCATATTTGCGGCCGTGACCTCTTCGAGGGCGGCCCACGTTTTCCATCCGGTCATTTTGTGCCTTTCGTTATTTGAGGGAGTTCGCGAAGTCGAGACGGTTTGCCGGAGACGAGTTGAGTTTCCAGTAAGTGGCCGAGAACGTGAACGGGTTCGGGATTGTTGAGAATGAAACGGACCATCCGTTTCGGGCGTCGACGTTGTGGGTTAGTCCGTAGACCTGGACGGTTGAGACAATGTCTGCCACGTTGAGGGACAGTTGTCGTCCGATCATTTCCGACGAGAGGAGAGCTTCAAAGATCGGTGAGGCGGCGCTACCGGCGTATTGAGGCTGGACGGTGAGAGCGGTGGGGACTCCCGGCGGTGGCCGAAACCGATCGAGGGACGGGTCGCCGATGTGATAGCGGCCGGGTTTCCGTTGAGGAGGGTGGAAACGGTCTCGAGGCGGGATTCGGCGAACCATTCGGGGCCGTAGGTGATGTTGCCGTCCGGGTTGACCAGGAGGAGACCAAACTCGGAGACTACTACTTCTTGTACCTGGCTCAGTGCGTTCCCGGCGAGGGTGGTGGCCCCCATAACGCGACCGCCGAGGCAGGTTTGAAAGATCGGAGCCTGAAGGTTCGCCGATTGGAAGATCCGTGCGAGTCGTTGGATTCCCGAGTCTCCGGCGCCCTGGGAGGTTGTCGCCTGGAGGTCGACGGATGCGAGTCGAGAGAGAATGTCGGTTCCGGTAATGGTGGCGAACTGATCTTCCCAGACAAGAGACCAGAGGAACCCGGTGAAGACGTTGTAACGGTTGCCCCCGTAGGTGGTGGCGGTGAGTTGTAAGGGCAGACCGGCCCGAAGTTTCGAGAAGTATGGTCCGGCCGAGTTTGAGGGGTCGAGGGTTCGTTCCGGGTCCCATAGGCGTAGAGACACGTAGCCGGGTTGGGGGAGATAGAAGTCGCTGGAGGAAAGAGCTCCTCGACGCCAGGAGGCGGTGACGACCTGACATTTCAGGTCTACGAATTGGTCGAAGTATCCCTCGAGGAGGTTTCCGGCGGTGAGGCGCGAGAGCGTCGGGGAGTTTAGGGTCCAGCCGTCGGAGTCTCCGACCGCGAGTTTCACGGCGAGGGTCGGGGCGTAGCTCATGACCAGAGGCCCGCCGGTTTCCCGTTACGTGAGACCCATTCCTGGAGTTCTCGGACGATCCACGAGGCGATATCGCCCCCGTCGGCGCCTGGAGGGCCATAGACGTTGATTGTCGCATTGAAGACAGTTCCCCCGAAGTTGTCGGGGTTCTTGGGAATGGCGTTCTCGTCGATTGCTGCCGAACGGCCCAGGAGTCCGCCGAGGAGTCCGCCGAACCCTCCGAACGCGTCGCCGATACCTCGCCTAGCGGCGTTCCAGATTGTGTTGTAGATCCATTGGGCAAGATCTTTGAGGCTTTCGAGAAGTCCGTCGAGGATTAGCTGCCCCATAAACGAGCCGACAAGATTAAAGGGGTTACCGCCTCGGAAGATAATTGTCTTCAGGTTTTCCCAGGTGAAGTAATTCCTCAGGGAGTCCGATATGTATGAGGTGAACGTGTTGAGGAGTCCCTGGACTAGATAGCCGCCGATCTGGGAACCGGCCGTCCGAAAACCGTCCTGGTTTTGGTCGGCGGCGGTGGTGAGACCTCGAGCAAGTTGGGCTAAACGAACTACTAGGCCGGGGTTCTCGTCGGTTCCGGTTCCCAAGATTGCGTCGGTGATCCATTTGGAGGCCTGGGTAGTCCACTTTGTGAAGTCGGGCAGGTTCCTGTTCAGGTATTCGGTGACTCGGCCAGGTAGCGCTTGGATGAAACGGTCGATTCCGGGAAGCGCCTCTTCCCATTTCTTGCCGAGTTCCTCAAAGAGACCCGAGAACCCTCCGACCCGGAACGCTTCGACGAAACCTTCGAGCGCGGGCAGGACTGAGGTTGAGAGAAGGTCGGTGATCGAAGTGAAGGCCGGGAGTAGAAACTCGCCGATCTTCGCTTTCATGTTCTCGAATTGAGCCGTAGCGTTTTTGGTTTTGTTTCCAAGTTGCTCTTGCTCGCGTGAGTAGGCGTCGCCGATCTCGATTCCCTTTTCCTGGAGTACCTGGAGGGTTCCAAGAATGTTTTGCTGCGTGGTCAGGGTTCCGGTTACCTGTTCGCCTGTCTTGCGGAAGAGGCCTGCCTTCACGCTGGCATCGTTGAGAAGGATTCCATATTTCTCGAGGGGGTCACGTTCACCGCGGAACGCGGACCCGATCGCGTTTATGGCGTCTTCTGTGGGGAGGTCGGCGAACGCGCCAAGGTTGCCGGCGAGTTTCGTGAGGTCGACTGAGAACCCGGCGGCCTGTGTGCCTGTGAGTTTGATTGCTTTGGCATAAACCGAGAACCGGTTGGCGGCGTCGACGGCGGCGAGTTTCGAGAGGCCGAAAGAGGTGGCCGCTGACTCGGCAAAGGTTTCGATTGTCTTCGCCGCTTCGCCGTAGTTGTAGGTCAGGGTGCCCAGGGCGGCGGAAAGGGAGGCGGCCTTTTGGACTCCGTCGACCAGCTGCTGACCGGCGGTCGTCGCGATCTCTGCGATTTTGTCAATGGCGAAACCGGTGACGGCCGAGGTAACTCCGGCGGTGAACCCGGCGACCTTGCCGGAAAACGAGTCAAGGTCGGAGCGTGCCTGTCGACTGTCGGAGACGATGTCGACTTTGAGTGTTGCGGGTTTTGCCATGATTCAGGGG